CCTACACTGGTTCACACACTCGTGTTTACGTAAATATCCACAAGTTTACACCCCTCGTGTTGGCATGAGTCTTGCATTAGCAACATCCGTGCCAATGTTGTTGGCCTCTTATGTTGGCACGAGTTTTGCATTAGCAAGATCCATGCCAACTTTGGGGTGCCCTCTGTTTTGACACGGGGGGAGGGGAATTTTGCAGGTCTACGCGCGGTGGTAGTACCCAGATACAAAAAAGAGTCAAATTAGAACAGTGTAATTCTAGTAAATTATCTTTATTTATTAAAAAGTTAGTGCTTACTAACCAGGATTGTGTAATCTGCACTGTAAATACACAGAATCTGCACTGTAAATCTGTTGTAGATTAGGTAATTTTACTCTTTTTTACAAATTCTTCTTGACTTTTTACTAAAAATATGATATAATAATACGTATATATAGAACAGTGCAGTTCTTAAGTACAACTAACTACCACTAAACGTACAATTATTAGGAACAAATATAAAAAAGAACCAGAAAACCCAACTAGGTTGAGTCTATATAGTATGGATAACGACAAGAAATCAGGTAATCCTGTTGGTCGCCCTAAAAATTCTTATGTTTCCTCTAAGAAAAAAGGAGGCAGAAAGGCTGTAGGCAGGCCAAAGGGTGACGCAGCTATTATAAATGAGTACAAGGCAAGGATGTTAAACTCTCCTCGTTCTCGTGCCGTAATGGATGCTATATTTCAAGCAGCTACAGACCCAGAACACAAAAATCAAGCAGCAGCGTGGAAGTTAGTTATGGATCGTATTCTTCCTGTTGCTGCTTTTGAAAAGGACATTATCAAAGATGCAGGAAGAAGTGCGATACAGATTAACATCACTGGTGTTGGAACTACGTCTATTACACAAGGAACTGAAACGACAGGGAGCGAAGAAGATTCAGTCGTTGCGGTCCAAGATCCAGAAGATTAAAGAAAGAATCGAACAGCTTACGCATGAAATACTTCACTAAAGAAGAGTTTAACTGCCAACATACTGGTGAGAACCGTATGGAGCAGGACTTCTTAAATAAACTTGACCAACTCAGGGACAACTGTGGTTTTCCTTTTGTTATCACCAGCGGCTACAGAAGCCCTAACCACCCCATAGAAGCTAAAAAGGACGTACCGGGAACCCACGCGCAAGGCATCGCAGCAGACATAAAAATAACAAACGCTGCACATCGGTACACAATAATAAGAGAAGCTCTGTCTATGGGATTTAGTGGTATAGGGGTCGCTGGTGACTTTATTCACGTAGATACACGGGGCACAGTCCCTGTAATCTGGACTTACTGATGCTATACACAAGACACGTAACCCTTACAGATAATACAGAACAATCAATACTGACGATTCCTAATGGCTTTGTAGCACACATAAAGTACGTCTTTATTGCTAACCACGGAGGGTCTACTAATCAAATAGACCTTTTGTGGGAAACGGGAGGAGTGCCTGATGTGTATATCTTTGATGGCACTAGCATTGGCTCTGGAAACAAAGAAATACTAGGAGACTCTGGTTCTGGTGTAATCTTTGTTTTATCTGAAAACGAAACATTAAAGGCGCAAGCTAGTTCAGCAACAGGTAATGTCGAAATTGTTGTAACTATAGACCTGTTAGATCAGCCGCCTGTGTTTGTAAACTTTAACGGAGTGTGACATGAAGTATTTTTTGGGTATGTTGTTTTTATTTGTTAGTGGTCTTGTTTATCCTGAGACTGTTATTAACTACGACGATGGATCTACGTACACCCTAGAAGAAAACCAAGAGATCTATATTAGCCACCCTAAAGTTCCTCTGTTTACTCGCAGCTTTAGATCTAACAAAGACATTTTCTTTCACGTACAAAAGCCGTGGACTAAGCGTGACTACGTACCTGACGAAGACGGTACAGACGAAATGGCGGTAGGGTCACACGAGTGGTGCAAGGCGTACATTCCGTGGCACGAGGGTTTGACGTTTAACATGATCTCGTGGCAACGTACCTGTGACACCAACAAAGACGGTAAGTACGGCTGTGGTGACGAAGGCTTTGATAACTCAGCAGACGCTGGAGTTTGTAACTAAAAATAGTGACAGACTTAAACGTACAACTGTTGCCGTGGCAGCAGGAAGTCTACTCTGATCCAACACGGTTCAAGGTAGTAGCAGCAGGACGGAGAACAGGGAAGTCCCGTCTAGCTGCTTGGATGTTAATCATTAATGCTCTACAGACCGACAGAGGTCAAGTTTTTTACGTTGCGCCTACGCAGGGCCAAGCAAGAGACATCATGTGGCAAACCCTGCTAGAGCTAGGACACCCTGTTATCTCAGGTTCGCATATAAACAACCTGCAGATCAAGCTGGTCAACGGGGCCATGATTAGTCTTAAAGGAGCCGATAGGCCAGAGACAATGCGTGGTGTGTCCTTGAAGTTTCTCGTGATGGACGAGTACGCAGACATGAAGCCTGACGTATGGGAGCAGATACTCCGTCCAGCACTGGCAGACCAAAAGGGTTCTGCTATGTTCATAGGTACGCCTATGGGACGTAACCACTTCTACGAGTTGTTTAAATACGCGGAGTTAGGTGACGATGAGACTTACAGGGGCTGGCATTTCACCAGCTACGATAACCCGCTATTGGACGCCTCTGAAATCGACATGGCGAAGAAATCAATGTCGAGTTACGCCTTTAGACAAGAGTTCATGGCCTCGTTTGAAGCCAGAGGCTCAGAGATGTTCAGAGAAGACTGGATACAATTTGGAGAAGAACCGGAGGACGGAGACTACTACATAGCTGTTGACCTCGCTGGTTTTGAAGAAGTCAACAAGAAACGAACAAAGAACTCTAAACTAGATGAAACCGCAATCGCTGTTGTTAAAGTTAGTCCTGATGGTTGGTACGTTAATAACATTATATATGGGCGGTGGAGCCTTGACGAGACTGCCACCAAGATATTTCAGGCCGTTAGAGACTACAGACCCATTAGCGTTGGTATTGAACGAGGAATTGCAAAGCAAGCAGTAATGAGTCCTTTGTTGGACTTACAGAAACGTTACGGTACGTTCTTTCGTGTAGAAGAGTTAACCCACGGTAACAAAAAGAAAACAGACAGGGTTATGTGGGCGCTACAAGGACGCTTTGAAAACGGTTACGTACTGTTAAACAAGGGCGAGTGGAACTCAAGATTTTTAGATCAACTGTTTCAGTTCCCAGACCCTCTGACACACGATGACTTGGTTGACGCCTTAGCTTACGTAGATCAGTTAGCACAAGTAGCGTACCACTACGATTTTGAAATTGATGACCACGAAATACTAGACGTAGTAGCAGGATACTAATATGGCAGAAGAAATCTTAAGCCCAGATCCCCTGATGATTGAGGAGTCTCTGGAAGAGTGGGTAATGACCAAGTGTGAAAACTGGCGTGATTACTACGAGTCTAACTACGAAGCAAGGTTTGAAGAGTACTACAGGCTCTGGCGAGGACAGTGGGATCCCGCAGATTCTCAAAGAGGATCAGAGCGTTCCAGAATTATTGCTCCTGCACTACAACAAGCCGTCGAGTCTAACGTAGCAGAACTAGAAGAAGCTACGTTTGGTAGAGGTAAGTGGTTTGATATTGCTGACGATACTAACGACAAAGACAGACAAGACATCCAGTACCTCCGAAAGAAACTTACGGAAGACTTTGACAACACAAAGGTACGTAAAGCTGTAGCAGAGTGTTTGATTAACTCAGCAGTTTTTGGTACAGGTATCGGTGAAATAGTTCTTGAAGAAATAAAAGAAATGGCTCCTGCAACAGAGTCTATTATGGATGGACAACTACAAGCAGTAGGCGTTAACATTACTGATAGAGTAGTCGTTAAACTTAAACCTATACTTCCTCAAAACTTTCTTATAGATCCTGTAGCAACAACTGTAGAAGATGCTATGGGCGTAGCTATTGACGAGTTTGTGTCTAAACACCAAGTAGAATTAATGCAGGAACAAGGTATTTATAGAGACGTATACGTTGATTCTGCAGCGCCTGACACAGACCTAGAGCCAGATCAAGACCTCACGATCTACAACGATGACAAGGTACGGTTAACTAAGTACTACGGACTCGTGCCTCGTGAGTTGCTTGAGGCTGAAGACGTAGAAGTAGAAACTGAGTCTATGTACGTTGAGGCTATTGTGGTTATCGCTAACGGTGGTACACTCTTAAAGGCCGAAGCTAACCCGTACATGATGCAAGACCGTCCTGTAGTTGCGTTCCCTTGGGACGTAGTACCCGGAAGGTTCTGGGGTCGTGGTGTGTGTGAGAAGGGCTACAACTCTCAGAAGGCTCTTGACACTGAGCTACGCGCACGTATCGACGCCTTGTCACTAACTATTCATCCTATGCTCGCTATTGACGCAACTAGGTTGCCTCGTGGAGCTAAACCAGAAGTACGTCCGGGCAAGATGATTTTAACTAACGGAGATCCTCGTGAAGTACTTCAACCGTTCAACTTTGGGCAAGTGGGTCAGATCACTTTTGCACAAGCTCAGGCGCTTCAACAGATGGTACAGCAAAGTACAGGCGCCGTTGACTCTGCAGGTATTGCTGGTCAAGTTAACGGAGAAGCAACAGCAGCAGGTATAAGTATGTCTCTGGGCG